AGTAACCGCATCATTGGAGGATTTATTTGCATGAGTGAGTTAATTGATAGAATTAAGAAGAACAGCACAATCAAGGAGACTAATGTTCTCTCTCAAAGTAAGTTGTTCAGTACGAAGGATCTAATTCAGACTGCAGTTCCTGCGCTGAATGTAGCACTTTCTGGTAAGTTAGACGGTGGTCTGACTCCAGGATTGACCATCTTTGCTGGTCCATCTAAGCACTTCAAGACAGCGTTTGCTATGATGCTTCTAAAGAGTTTCCTAGATAAGTATGACGATGGTGTTGTTCTGTTCTATGACTCGGAGTTTGGTGCGCCACAGTCTTACTTTGAGAACTTTGGTATTGATACCAACAAGATTATTCATACTCCGATCACTGACATCGAGCAGTTGAAGCATGATATTATGAAGCAAGTCAACGAACTTGAACGCAAGGATCGTGTCATGATTGTTGTTGACTCGGTTGGTAACTTGGCATCCAAAAAGGAAGTCGATGATGCTCTCGATGGTAAGTCGGTTGCTGACATGACTCGTGCCAAACAGATGAAGTCGCTGTTCCGTATGATTACTCCGCACCTTACCATTAAGGATATTCCTATGGTCGTGGTCAATCATACTTACATGGAAATTGGCATGTTCCCGAAGGCGATTGTCTCTGGTGGTACTGGTATTTACTATTCCGCTGATAACATCTTCATCATTGGTCGCCAGCAAGAGAAGCAGGGAACCGAAGTAATTGGTTACAACTTTATTATCAACGTCGAGAAGTCTCGCTTCGTTCGAGAAAAGAGTAAGATCCCAATTGAAGTTACCTTTGAGGGTGGTATCAGTAAGTGGTCTGGTTTGCTTGACATGGCACTAGAATCAGGTCACGTGATTAAACCAAGTAATGGTTGGTATCAGCGAGTTGATGAAGAAAAGAAGTATCGTCTTGGTGATACTTACAACAAAGAATTCTGGATGCCAGTGTTGACTGATCCTACATTCGGTACGTGGATTGAGTCGCGGTATCGCATGGCAGGTGGACAAATGATGGAGAATGAAAATGTGGCAATTTCTGATGACGATATTTCGGAAGACTACGAAAACGTGTGATCGCTGTGGATGTAGTATTCATCCAACAAAAGATGCTGCACTCTGCCTTCATGGTGAAGAGAATGGTGTTCCATTCCAGACATACATTTGCGAACCATGCTGTCAGAAAATTTGTAATGAACAAGAACCCGATTTTGAGGATATAAACATTGTTGAAGAAGATTGAGACAATAATTTTAAGTAAGATGTTCTCTGATGAAGAGTATACTCGCAAGATTATTCCATTCTTGCGTGATGAATATTTCCATGATAGTTCTGAACGCAAACTATTCAACTACATGAATGCGTTCATTGTCAAGTATAATTCTCTTCCAACGATTGAGGCAATTGAGATTGCCGCACAAAATGATACTACTGTAAATGAAAATGAGTTTAAGAATCTAAATGAGAAATTGACTCAACTGGATTCGGATCTCGAAGTTAATTCTAATTGGTTGCTTGAAGAAACTGAGAAGTTCTGTAAAGACAAAGCAGTCTATAATGCAATCATGAAGTCGATTCAGATTATAGATGGTAGTGATAAAGCACACTCGCAGGATGGTATCCCTTCTATTCTACAAGAAGCACTTGGGATTTGTTTTGATAATAATGTTGGGCATGATTACCTTCTCAATTCTGATGCTCGATTTGAATTCTACCATCGTAAAGAAAATAAACTGCCATTCGATCTTGAAATGTTCAATAAGATTACTGATGGTGGACTTCCCAATAAAACTCTAAACATCGCACTTGCTGGTACTGGTGTTGGTAAGTCTTTGTTTATGTGTCACATGGCAGCAGGAGCATTGGCGCAGGGTAAAAATGTTCTTTATATCACTCTAGAAATGAGTGAAGAAAAGATTGCCGAACGTATCGATGCAAACATGATGAACGTAAACATCGGTGAGTTGAAGGATCTTTCTAAGTCTATGTTTGACAATCGTATCGAGAAGATTCGAAACAAGACCGAGGGTAAGTTGATTGTCAAAGAATATCCTACTGCCAGTGCGCACGTTGGACATTTCAAGGCACTACTAAATGAGTTAATGTTGAAGCGAAACTTTGCTCCCGATATTGTGTTTGTCGATTATCTTAACATCTGTGCATCGAGCAGGTTCAAACCAGGAGCAGGTGTAAACTCTTATACATATGTGAAAGCGATTGCTGAAGAACTTCGTGGATTTGCAGTTGAGTTTGATCTTCCTGTTATGTCTGCCACCCAAACAACTCGTGGTGGTTATGCTAACAGCGATGTCGACATTACTGACACATCTGAGTCTTTCGGTCTGCCAGCAACTGCTGATTTGATGTTTGCTCTGATTTCAACAGAAGAACTTGAGAAGATGGGACAACTGATGATCAAGCAGTTGAAAAATCGATACAATGATCCAGGACTAAATAAGAGGTTCATGGTTGGTATCGATCGTGGTAAGATGCGTCTGTATGATCTAGAAGAATCTGCCCAGAAGGGTATTATGGGTTCGGGTCAAGATGATCTGCCAGTGTTCGAGAAAACCACTATCGGTCAACGTCAACGAGATATGTCAAAGTTTAACTTCTAATGAATTTTATCGAATCATACCCTAATGCTCTAAGCATCGAAAAGTGTCAGCAAATCTGTGACACGATGGATGAAATTATCTCTCGTCCGGATCCAGGTACTGCCTGTATTCTGTCCGATGATTCTTCTCGAACAGACTGGAATATTTTTACTGGTAAATATGGATCTCTGAAACCATCAGAAGATTCTGTCATTGATGCTGTTCACGCTGGATGGAGACAATACAACAAACAGTATGGTGCTGCCAGTCGAGCATTCTTAGAACTCTTCAATCCTGGATGGAAGTTCCAGAAATCAGAAACTGGTGGTGGGTTCCACGCTTGGCATTCTGAACAAGGTTCTGGGAAAAATCGAGGCAGGTTTGGTGTTTGGATGTTGTATCTAAACACTGTAGAAGAAGGTGGAAAGACTGAGTTTAAACACCAAGATCTAGCAGTTAAACCAGAAGCAGGAACTTTACTTATTTGGCCAGCAGCATATACTCATTGTCATCGTGCAGCACGCGATCTTGTTGGGAATAAGTATATCGCTACTGGTTGGTTTGACTACCCAGAAAAGGTAGATGTTCGATAAAAAACACTTGACTTTTTATGAATGATAGAGTATAACTAATTATTGACTTGGTACCATAGCTCAGCTGGATAGAGCATGAGCCTTCTAAGCTCAGGGTCGTAGGTTCGAATCCTACTGGTATCGCCATTTTTTAAGGAATGAATATGACTGAAGTAACTAATGAAGAACTGAATCTCAAGTTGGTTGTTACGACCTCTCTTTGGGCAAACTCCGCGACTGATGATATGCCACTTTGGAAAACAGTTGGTGCCAAGGAATATGTAATTGCTCGATTCAATGGCGAACCAACTCTCGAAGAACTTGGTAAGGCATGTGAATCAAAACGTCACCTGATCGAAACTCATACTAAACAGTTCCACGAAACTCTTTCTGGTTGGCAACTGTATCTGGATCAGAATCTTACTCACAACGAGTATCTTCAATATAGTCTGACTGAGCAGGTTGAATTTCCTGCTATCGATCTGACCGAAATTGATGCTACTGAGGAACTTCAACAGATCGTTGGATGAACCAATTTACTATTATACATACCTACTATAACGACCGAGCACTTCTTGAGACACAAATCGAGAGGTGGAACGTGTATAACACCCCGATTAAGATTATCCTAATTGACGATGGATCCCAAGAGGTTCCCGCTGAGGAAGTCTTTCGGGGTGTTACATTTTCAAACAACATAGATCTTTCAGTATATAAAGTCACCAAGGATATTGGGTTCAATAGTCACGGTTGCCGAAATCTTGGTGCTATGCTTGCCAATACTGAGTGGTTGTTGTTCCTTGATATTGATTATACAATTCAACCCTCTGAACTGCATAGATTGCAAAAAGAAGAACTTGATCCTCTGAAATTGTATGAGATTAATGCTCGCTACAAAGGTCGCGGCGATCCCTATGTTGCGCTCAATCAGTTTGTTATCTCAAAGAAACTGTTTGTGGAATCTGAGGGGTATGATGAATCGTGGGTTCCATTTCATTTTGGTGATCGAGAATTCTTAGGTAGACTTGCCGATATAAGTGAAAAAATAAATCTTGACTGG